TGGCCCTAAACATTCCTGAGTCAGAGTCTGCAGAAAAAGACACAGACGGCGTGGATGCACTTCCTGAACCCGCTCTTAACTGCGTATCTACAAAAGCACTGCCTGACAGGTAAAGGTCTTTGAAGCGGCTTGAAGCATATCCCAAGTCAATAGTCGCATCTCTGTCAACTAAATTGCCTTGGTCAATTGGGGTAACTCTTTCGTTAGTGCTGTCAAAAAATAGTCCAACATCGTTAGAGCCAATAGCCAGCCTACTAGAAACAGTAGCAATACTACCGACTATGGTGCCGTCTTTGCGGAATTCTGCAATAGTTCCGTCAGAAGTCCGACGATTGACAATTAATGCAGTGTCAGCTTCAGAAACTATTGACTGACGGCCTGTTGAATAAATCCTAACCCCTTGAGTCGTGTTGTCTGCAGACGTTTTACCAACCAGCAAGTTGCCGCTAGAGTCGATACGCATACGTTCTGTAGGTGCGCCACTAGAAGCGTTAGTGAAAAAACGCATTGTTGAAGCGGCATTAGATGGTGCTGCTAAGTCCAACTGGGAAGAAGCAGTTGTTCCAATTTGTCCAGCCGCAGTAGACGAAGTTAAACCGCCAGCGTGAAGATAGCCTAAACGCAATCTATCAGAGCTGTCCCCAATAGAAACGGTCGTTGTATTGAATTGTGCGCCTCTAATAGTTAATTCATCAGACGGACTGCTAGTACCAATACCAACATTCCCACCATCAGGACTAATAGCCACATCTGTAGCACCTGCTCCAGCTTTAGATGCTTGAATTTTAATAATGCTAGAAGCGTTATCTTTAAAAATATTAAGGTAAGTATCGTTTGTGTCCGTACCACCAAATCTTGCAATTGTAGTGTCTGACCAAATATGCAAAGGATATGCTGGACTGCTAGTATTAATACCCACATTTCCATCACCACGAACAGCAAGCATTGATGCCGCACTAGTGTTTTCTACAAGCAAAGCATAATCAGAGGAATTGGTTCCTGCTCTGACTCGTGTGCCAAAGGCTTGTCCTGTAGTTGTGCTGGAGTTAAATCGAGCGGTGTATGCGTTGGCATCTCCGTCAACGACTAGTTTTGCAGTAGCGTTCGTACCGTTAAGAAGAAGATTGCCGCCAGCGTCGATGCGCATACGTTCGGTACCAGTAGAACCAAATGCTAAGTAGCCGTCGTTTCCTGCATTACCTCTATAGAAATCTATGAAGCCGTTAGTATTGTTTATGTAGTCTAAAGCCAGCCTGTAAACGCTAGTGTTCTGGGTAGCTCCATTGCCTGAAGTAGCACGAAGTTCGAAGTTTGTTCCTGCGCCAGTAAGATTGAACAGAGTGTCGTTAGTAGAGCCAGCTACTTCTACTAAATCAGCAGTCACTGTGCCAGTAACGTCGATGCCTGTGTTCCCTGTGGCTAGTTTGGCGGCATTATTATAATAAAGAGTTGTTGCTCCGCCGCTTGTTGCAAACAGGTTTTTAACACCAGAAGCATTGCCTATTTCTATATTTGCGCCATAAATTTTTAAGTCGCCAGTTCCGTTATCAATAATGTAACTGTGGCTACCTGAGTGATATAGCTGTAGGTCAGAGCCAGCACCGAAGATAGCCTTACGGTTATCAGCAAAGGTTACATCTACGCCGGGATTAGTACCTACTTCAATAACAGTACCGCCTGAGTCCTCTGTGTACAGACGCTTGTTAGTCAGATCTAATGCGGGTTCACCTTGAGCAAGATCACCAGCCGTTGGAGCGCCAGAGCCGTTCTTAAGTTTAATCGTGGTCATTAATAAGTTCCCCCGTCAATCGTTGACAGTGTAGTAGTAATAGAAGTAGTGCCTGAGCCTGTAACTGCTCCAGACAGCGTAATGGTTTGGTTGCCCGTTAAGTATCCTTCAGTGCTGTGATCGCCCCAGCCGTGTGCTGTGTCAGCCTTAGCGCCTTGTGCCGCTGTAGCGTAGTCAGCAGTGTCAAAAGCCTTAACCTGTGCAAGATTAGTAACCTCTGAGTCCATCAAGGCACCAGCGGCTGTAACATTGGTTGTGTCGGTTACGTCTGCGTTGGCTTCAACATTATCTAGCTTAGTACCGTCTGTAGCAACATCACGACCATCTACTGTTCCTGAAACAACAATACTGCCAGTAACAGTCACGCCAGTTGCGCTTGTAGACAAACGATTTGCCGCATTGTTATATAAAGTTACTGCGCCACCAGATATAGCAGAAATCATACTGTTTCCAGAAGTATCCTGAAAACTTGAGTTGCTTCCTCTGAGAACTAGGTTTCCTGCGCCAGACTCTTTGATAATGCTGTTTGAACCGTCATGATAAATTTCAAGATCAGAACCGTCTCCAAACAATGCTTTTTCATTGTCTCCAAACTGGATGTTATTTCCATTAGTATCTAGGTTGCCACCTAGCTGTGGGGTAGTGTCACCAACAAGGTCTGGATTGATAGTGTTCCAGCTAGAGCCGTCATAGATACGAGTAGTGTTGTCAGAGGTATTAAAGTACCAGTCACCTACTGTTACTGCGTCACCGTTGCCGTCTACCGTTGGGTTACTTGAGGCAGTGCCTAAGTACAAGCCGTCAATGGCTTCCTTAGCCGCCTCAGCAGCCGTTTGTGCAGTCTGTGCTGCAGTAGCACTGGTAGCTGCGTTTGTGGCTGAGGTGGACGCTGAGGAGGCGCTAGAGGAAGCATTACTTTCTGAGGTAGAAGCATTAGACGCTGATGTGGACGCTTCACCAGCCTTAGTGGTTGCTGTGGTAGCTGAAGCAGCAGCATTAGTCTCTGCAGTCTCTGCATTAGTCTCCGCTGTTTCTGCTGCTGTCTTAGCAACCTCTGCTGCGGACTGTGCAGTGTCAGCGGCTGTCTTAGCTGTTTCTGCAGATACTTTAGCAGCAACCGCTGCATTTTCTGCTGTCTCTGCGTTAGTTTCCGCAGTCTCTGCATTGGTTTCTGCAGTTTCTGCATTAGTTTCTGCTGTCTCTGCAGCAGCCTGTGCAGCCTCTGCAGCAGCTTGTGCGTTAGCCGCAGACGTAGCAGACGCCGCAGCTTCGTTTGCTTTTGTAGAGGCTCTGGTTGCTTCTAGGGCTACTTCAGACGCATAGGTGTCTGTACTAGCATCCCCGGAACCACCTGTGCCACGAAATAAAGCCATCAAAAGCTCCTACAAAAGAAAAGAAAAAGGGGCCATTGCTGACCCCCTAAGATCGTTACTCTGCGACTGCGAGAACGAAACCAGCTTCAGGGCGATATACCTGAACACCGTACAGGCAATCAGCCGTGTACAGAGTCGAGAGGTACTCTTGCTTGTACTGGGTTTGTGAACGTACGGCCTGTTGCTCTGCCATGACAATAGCGTCTTTGTGGAAGAGAAGTGCAGCACGGGTATCAGCAGATCCTGCAGTGTTGTCGCCAGCCGCTTCAATAGTTCGGCAGTTAGCTGAGACGTAAACGTCCACACCGTAGAGGTTACCAATAAGACCACTGTTGACTACCTGACCGTTTACAAAATCAGAAGACACATAACGATCAATGCCCATGATAGTGTTACGAACCGAAGGAGGAATAATCAACGAGCGTCCGTCCATAGGTACGTTGTTGTCGTCCAGCTTCTGGATCATGTCACGGAAGAACGCATCAGTGAATACGTCTGCTGGGACAATAGTGTCGTCAGTGTACTGGGTAGTAGTACCGCCGTCGTTAAAGAAACAACCAGTGTGCTGGTAGTCAGTTTCTGCTGGGCTGAATACTACAGCACCACCGTCACCAAAGCCAGTACCGGCTGCGTGGAGGTCGTTGTCAATCTGTACAGCAAGAGCATAACCAGCATCTTCTGTATAGAACTGACGGAGGCTAGAAAGAGCCTGAACTTCCACGATGTCTTCAATCAAGCGTGAGTACTCGAAGTGACGGTCGATGTCAACAGTCAATTCGCCTTCAGTGTTTGCAATGATAGTAACTGCAGTGTCAGCAGCCTTAACATTTGCATCACCACGTACGGGCTTAGGGATGTGAAGCTTGTCACCCTTCTTACCTGTCATAGCCAGCTTCTTAACAAGCGGAGCCATCTTCAGGTTCTTTTGGTAAGCCGCAATGATTTCATCACTCCAGATTTCTGGGATGAAAGTAGCCGCTTCAGTCTTCGCAGTATTACCCCCTGCGCCGGGATATGTAGCAGTAGCCATGTCAATCTCCTAGATTATTTGACTCGACCCTCCGCATAAGCTGCCATAATTTCGTTAGACATTGCTTGATAACGGTCAGGGTCGTTCTTCATTAGTTTAATAATGTCGGCCCTACGATATACTTTCCTACGTGTCCCTTCAGCACTGCCTCGTGCGTTGCCTGTGTTTGCTGCCTTCAGTTGTTGCTTACGTGCCTGTTTTTCAACTTGGGCAGTTTGCTGGGCTACTGTCTTCCGTTCTTTCCAGAGTGAGAAGAGTTCGTCAGCGGCGTCAGCGTCATACTGTTGGTCAGCTTGTACAAACAATTGAGTCCTAATCTTAGACGCTTTAATCCACTCTGCAAACTTAGGATCACCAAGGATCTGCTGCATGTCTGAATGTTTAGCTTGAAGCGTAGACAATGACGACTGTTTCTTGTACTGCGCCGTGTACTGCTCTGCTTCTCTAATCTTAGGATGATTCTCAATAGCACGGTTTACTGCACCTTGAGGATCTGTAAAATAGTCTATATCGTCTTCAGGCTCAACGTGTTGCTGTTGAGGTGCTTGAGTAGTTGTCTGATTACTAATGTAATCGTCTACTACTTTACGAAGCTCTCCTACTTCAGAAGACTGACGACCTAAAAGCTTTTCAGCTTCTTGGTGCATCTGTACAACTTCTTCCATTGACTTACCTTGGTACTTCTCTGGAACTGTAGGTTGTTCTTGAGGTTGTTCAACTTCTTCTAGTTGAGTCTCTTCTGCTTCGTTTTCAATGGTGTCCACGTTGTCCTCTTCAGGCTGTGAATCAAGCATTGTTGCTCGTGACATAATTAAACCCCGTGATTATAATCATTATGGAGGTGTTCATTTTCTACCTGCTTTTTCGTGTTCTCGTACCCACTTCATGTGCCTACCGGGGAAGTCCCCAGTAGAACCATCAAGGTGAAAAGACGGGGCAGATACCATTTTTGTAGCGTTAGCGCCACAACCGCACCTACTGGTTGTAACACCACTCTTTACAAAATCTTCGAAGACGTGTCCGTTAGTGCAACGGAAGTCATATATTTTATACATCTACAGGGCCTTCTTCTTCAGCCTCTGCTTGGTCCCTAGCGGCTTCTATAGTACCCTGTAGATTAATTATTGTTGCGAAAGCAGCTA